GTTTCAATTGTAGTAGTTGCACCTTTGACTGTTAAACTACCACTGATATACATGTCACCATCAACATCTAATGTTGCTAACGGGTTAGATTTAAAAATACCAACACGTCTATCTGTAGCACGAATTGTAAGAGCGTCTTCTAAACCAGCACCGGTTTTGGTTCTAATCTTAAAGTCTTGTCCTGTATTGTTACTAATGTGTTCTATCAGCGTTAAACTAGTTCTAATTTCATTGTTTTGATTAGGTCCAAGGATCAAAGGTGTTGAATTTTGAATTGTAACTGTGCCTACTGTGCTAGTGTTTTCTTCAGTAAGCATGAAACTACTGGTAGTTTTTAATGCACCACTAGGAGAAACTACAGCATCAGCTGCGCTGGCTGTGATATAAAATTTCTGACCGGTTAACGTGCCTGGATTAAATCCTCGACGAATAGGACCGGAGAATCCAGCAATAGGATTTTCTGGAGTAAAAGTAACATCTTTAGAGAAAATACCTAATAGACTTGCACCTACCCACAACTTAACCACAGTGTGTTCTATAAGGACTGTGTCAACTATTGTTACAACTTCAAATCCACTTTTACCTTGGGTGTCTTTGTATACTGGACCAGCTAATGTTAAATCAGTGCCGTCATAGAAATACAGTTGTTTGTTTATACTGTCAATCCAAAAGTCACCTTCAACAAAACTTGTAGGCTGTGAGCCAGCAACAATTGGTCCGCTTCCTACCCCAAATCCTGTGCCATTGTAGACTTTAAGTCTACCACCCACAGTATCATACCATATTTGTCCCGTTATAGGATTACTAGGCTGTGTAGAACTGGAAAAATTTTCAAGTATTTTTATAAAATTTTCATTTATATATTCGCCGTATCCGCTGACGTTTTTACCAATTAAAGTAATATCAGTTGATGTTTGGTCAATTGCCGAATCAGCAACCTGTGCTAACAATGTTCCGTCAGTTTTGTTTATATTATAAGTCATTTTATAGTCTACCAGTATAGATAATATAGTTGACTGTCATGTAAGGATTCATTATACTAAATGCCACTCCTAAAGTTCCGGATGTATCAATGCCACCACTGGTAGGAAGATATTGCCCTGTTCCAGCTGCACTAGGGCCTAATCCTGCAATAAAGTTTGTATCCGGAATAACAGTGCTTGAATTTCTAAATGCGTAGAACTGAGTTCCAGCATTTGCTCTTAAATCGTGTTCATGGTCTGGAATATTAGAAAGTGCCAATGATTTTTCAGCTGCTCCTGACCCTGAACCTAATGTGTCAGCAGCAACATCTGTGACTCTATCTGCATTACCGCCGCCGGCGTTAACTAATACTGTCGGATCTGCAATACTTGGAACTGTGTTTCCGTTATCCATGTCGTCTTTGCCCAGAGCAAAACGACCTCTTAAATCTGGCAATGCAAACGTTGAACTGCCCAGTAGCAAAGATACTGCTTTAAAATTGTAACCAATAATTGCAAATAACTCAGGATAATCACCAATTCTAATCTCGCTGCCGTCGCATAGTAAATATCCACTTGGGGGTGTTGAGCTACCGAACGCCATAATAGAACCAATTGGCATTGTTGCAACATTGGTTAATAGGGTTGTTTTAGTAATTTTTCTAAGACCACTACCCGGACGATTAATTAAAAATTCATCGTTGTCTTGACTAGTTGTTACTTCTGTTCTATTTGTTACAAAGTCTTGAGAAATTGTAGTTGTAAATGTTGCAAGGCCCGAACCACTTTGTCCATCAAAGCTAACAGTGTTACTGGAAACTTCGCCAGTTAATGAAAACACTGTGGGACTTGACAATTTACTTGCAGATCCTGTAACGTTTCCAGTAACACTACCAGTAACATTACCTACAAATTCTTGTGCAAGTATTTGATCTCCGTAAATTCTACGCCAGGCTTTTCCGCCTGCTGTTAACGGGTCGGTGCCTAGATCATATACGCCATCTGCATCAGGTATAATTCCATACGTATTACTAGTTCCAGTTACTGTAAAGCTGCCGCCAACTCTTAAATTCTTTGTAATTGCAACTCCGCCGGCTGTTTTAATACTACCTGTAACTAAACTAGTTGAATCTGTAGTTCCTGTAATTATTAAATTACCGTTTGATTTAATATTACCATTAACATCTAATGCTTCTGCAGGAGCTGTATTATTAATACCAACTGCTAGTGAGCTGTCAATACGCATAACTGTAGATGTTACACCGTTATTAACTGTCTTAAAGTCAAACGCTGAACCGTTAGTTTTATTATTAAATGTTGGAATATTGCTATCAACTGTAACACTTAATTCGCCAGAAGATCCAACTGTAATACCGCTAGGGTTACGAACGTTGAATTGAAAATTTGTTGTGCTAGTTGTATCACTTCTTAAGAAATTTGAAGCTGCTACTGCATTACTACCGATTACTAATGCGTCGGCTTTTTCACTAGTTCCCCAAAACTTATTTGCTGCACTGTTACTGTTAAAATCTTTTATTGATAAATTAAAGCCTTGTTTAATTTCTGTAAAGCCAGCAATAGTTGCTTTAGGAATAAATGCATCTTTACTGATAATTCCAACTTTTTCATCGCTTACAAATAGATTTAAAACATTGTGACTAACGTTGTTAGTATCAACTACTGTTTCAACTTCTGAACCAGTTCTTAATCCACTACTAAATTGTGGTCCAACTAGCACCCAGTTACTGCCTGTAAACAAGTAAAGTTGTTGATTATCTGTATCAGCCCACAAGTCACCTAAGTTGCTGTTTGCCACTGCGGGCGCAGAGTTAGATTTTTTAATACTGCCAGCAGGAGCCCATGTTGTTCCGTCGTATACTTTTAATTGATTAACGCCGGCGCTGTTGTCATACCACAACTGGCCTTCGACGGGATTAGTCGGAGCTGTATTTTTAGCAAAGTTTTCTAAAAGGTGTAAAAAATTTTCAGCAATGATCTGTGCATAGCCAACATAATTTTTACCTACAAAGGTAACAGGTAATTGTTGATTAAGAGTTTGATCTTCAACCGTTATATCAGGTTTTTGAACGTTGCCAGTTTCTGTGTATTTTATAGTATAACTCATTAGGCTACCTCAGTTAAACCTGTAAGACTTTGAATTCTTACTGTGTAATCGATTTGAATTAATCTGTTTAAAGACTTTTGGACTGGGTGAAAAATTACATGGGTTAATAATTTACTATTACCGGTGGCACTATAACTTTTTAATCCAAGTTCATCAAAAACATATGTTCCATCGGCTCCGCTACTAGTATCCATTGCATCTTGGCCGTTAGGCTCGCCGTAATCTAACAAACAAGTAATAAACACATCAGTGTAATTAGTTCCAGTAACATGTCGTGTTTCTATCTTGTTTCGTGTAGGGTCGACATTGGCCACTGCTCTATCATCAACTACTTTGGTATAAGTTTGATTATAAAGAGTGGCGTTTGTGCCCACACTGTTAGGCGTAAGATATGTTATAATACCTGTGGGATCTACGCTGGTTCCTCCATTTCCGAAGGCCATTTCGTAGATAAATCCCTGCCCAGAATTTCCAATACTGTCCGCTAATGCAATACTCATATTTTCATAGTGAATTGCATTACGCTTGTTAATGAAAATTTCATTGGTTTGAGGGTTCCATATTTTTATATGTCCCTCAATGTTTAATCCTGAAAAATCTCTGCTAAACATACTTTGCTCTCATATTAATGTATTTATAGTGGCCAAACACCTGGCGCTGCCTTTATAAAATTAGCGATATTATTGGTGCTATCGACTAAACTTGTATCAAGATCGTTCCACAGTTTTCCTATCTTTTTAATTACCACAATCTTAGTATCATCCGGTGGCGGTGTTGTTAACCGTATTGAAGAGCTAGTGCCATCAACACTGAACTCTGCTTCATGATCAACATCGCCTAAAGAGCTTGGATCTATAGTAATATCATGCAATTTGTAAGGTTTCTTCTTGAGTCTATACCCTGCAACAAACACTTCAACTTCGTTGCATTGTCCAAAATTATTTGGAATAGTGCTTCTATACCACTCAGTGTATGCTGTGCTACCGTCATCTATTGTGCCAGGTTGCACATCTGGCATATAATTTACATATAACATGTTACTGCTATCTGTAGCAACAAAAGTTTCAACTACAAACTCGTCCTTATACGGAATAGTTTCAGAAATTCCAATATTTAAAACAGTAGTTCCCGATCTGTGAACTGTAGGAACGCCAGTGCCTAGTGTGCCTCGACGTAGTCTACTTAAGACATTGCCAGTCTTGGCAAAATATTCTATACGTTCACCGTTGACATAGATAATTCCAGGTAAATTACCTTCTGGATTCGGGTCATCTAATACTGTTGCATTGTCAACTGTTATGCCAATATCTGTTTGCAGAAGATCATTTACAATAAACGTTTGTTTGTTTTTATTCAATCGCTTATAGTGTGTTCTGTTTAGCATGTCTTTAAACTGCAT